CGAACTCCGTGCTGATTTTGCAACAGGGGGTAGGATAGCGTTGTTTGGAGCTGACAATCCTGATGCTAGTCGTGGACAATATTTTGATTTTGTTGTTTGTGATGAGTATGCACAGATGGATAGCAGAATGTTTGCGGAAGTAATTAGACCAGCTATTAGTGATAGGCTCGGTTCAGTTTGCTTTATAGGGACTCCAGCTGGAATGGGAAATAATTTTTATGATTTATTTCATGAAGCACAAAGTTTACCTGATTGGTTTACTTGTACCTTCAAAGCATCGGAAACTGGGTTAGTAGAAAAAGAAGAATTAAAGTCAGCAAGAAAGCTGATGACAGAATCACAATACCTTCAGGAATTTGAATGTTCCTGGACAGCAAATATTTCAGGTTCTGTGTACGGAAAAATTATTGATCAGATGGAAGATGATAAAAGAATATCGAATTTTCCTCATGATCCTGGGTATGAAACAACTTGCTTTTTTGATTTAGGAATTTCAGACCAAACAGTTATATTATTTACGCAGCAGATTGGGAGAGCTTTATATGTATTTGATTGTTATTCTAATAATAATCAATCCTTAGATCACTATGCTGATTATATAAAAAAAACTGGCTACAATATAAAAAATTATGTGTTTCCACATGATATTGAACAACGAGAGCTTTCGACTGGTCATTCCAGGAAAGAGTATGCGTATTCAATGGGGATGCGACCAATAAAAGTGTGTCCAAAACTATCAATAGAAGATGGTTTACACGCTGGTCAGGTTCTCCTAGCCAAATCTTTTATAGATCGATCTAACTGTAAACCTTTTTTGGATGCGATGAAATGGTATCATCGTAAATGGTTGGATAAGCAGCGAGTGTTTACAAAGCCAGTCCATGATTTTTCTTCGCATTATGCTGATGCGTGGAGAACAGCTGCCGTAGCTATTCAGGAATTAGACATGAATGAAAATAAACGATTAGAAAAATTTGCACAAGGCACAAACTATAACCCCCTAGAAATAAGGAATTAAAAAAATGTCATTTTTACGACCAGAAAAACCAGCTGTTCCACCACCACCGCCAACACCACCAGTATTACCCCCTCCAAGTGTAGAGCAAATGGAACAAAAAAAATTAAATGAAATTAGAGAATTGACAATGAAAAAGAAAAAAGGGTACACCGACACTATTTTGACAAGTAATGAAGGCGATACAGAAACGCCTGAAATTTATAAAAAAACTTTATTAGGAGGTTAATGTGGGTGCAAGTACAGCTAGTAAAGATAGAAAAGAAAGAGAAGATAATAGTAATAAACAAGTTGCTAATGAAATTAAAAATGTTGTTAAAGAACGATTAGGATTAAAAACTAATCAAACTGGTGGTAGTAATACGCAAACAAAAAAATATGGTGCATATAATTTAAAAAACAAAGACATTTATATGTATGGCAATGAAGCATCTGCATACACTAATGAAGAAATGGCTAACAAAAAATTATTGTCTTATAACCCAACGACAGGGGGATATAGTAATGTTGTAAATGGTCAAATTATCTCCAATGCCAATACAATAAAATATGGTTCTTCTAATAGTGCTATGGGTAGTGGCGATCCAACTGGTGCAATGACATCAATTCCATTATCAGAAAAAATGCTGCAATCACAAAACAAACAAAAAGGATTAATTGTCGGTGCATTATCTTTAGGAATGCCAGGCATAGGAGCAACATTAATGAGAGCTGATGCAGCTGTTGCGTTAAAAGATGCTGCACAACCAGAAGCAGCATATGCTGATTATACAAAAAAATTTAATGCTACACAAAAAGGTAAAAAATTTACCTCTCAAAGAAACACATCAGGGATAATTCAATTAGGATTAAGTAAAGGTAAAGATAAACTAGGAAGTATATTTGGAAATTAATTATGGATAATGCAAAAAAACTATCACATCAATTTGATAAATTAAAAGGCAAAAGACAAAACTGGGAAAGTCATTGGCAAGAAATAGCTGATTATGTTTTACCTCGTAGAGCTGATGTAAATATAACAAGATCACAAGGCGATAAACGCACCGAATTTATTTATGATGGTACAGCATTACACGCAGCGGAACTATTATCTTCCTCGTTGCACGGAATGCTAACAAATGCTGCTACACCATGGTTTAGTATGCGTTTTAAGAACGAAAATTTATCTATGGATGATGAAAGTAGAGAGTGGTTAGAGTCATGTACCCAAACAATGTATATTGCTCTTGATAGGTCAAATTTTCAACAAGAAATTCATGAACTTTATACCGATTTAGTTACTTTTGGTACATCATGTATGATGATTGAAGAAGATGAAGAAAAGTTTTTACGATTTTCTACAAGACACATTAAAGAAATTTATGCTGCGGAGAATGATAAAGGTGTGGTGGACACAATTCATCGTGAATTTAAAATAACAGCAAGAGCTGCGTATCAACGATTTGGCGATAATTTACCAAAACGATTAATAGAAGAAGCAAATAAAAATCCATATAATGAAATAACACTACATCATTGTGTACAGCCTAACGATAAACAAAATCCGTATAAAATGGCAAGTACCTCCATGCCGTTTATTTCTATTTATTATGATCACGAAGATAAAAAAATAATTAGCACATCAGGATTTAACGAATTTCCTTTTGTTGTACCACGATGGTTAAAATCATCATCAGAAATTTATGGCAGATCTCCAAGCATGACAGCATTGGCAGATATTAAGATGATTAATAAAATGTCAGAAACAACTATTAAGGCAGCACAGAAGATGGTTGATCCACCTTTACTTGTGCCTGATGATAGTTTTGTATTACCAGTTAGAACTCAACCAGGAGGATTAAATTATTATCGTTCTGGTACGAGAGATAGAATTGAACCACTTAACATAGGAGCTAATACTCCAGTAGGATTACAATTAGAAGATCAAAGACGAGAAGCAATCAGACAAGCATATTTTGTTGACCAATTATTAATGTCGCAAAATGTACGAATGACAGCAACAGAAGTTATGCAGCGTAATGAAGAAAAAATGCGTTTACTAGCTCCAGTTTTAGGAAGGTTACAAGCAGAAATGTTACAACCTTTAATCACAAGATCTTTTAATATCATGTTAAGGAAAGGTTTATTACCAACACCCCCAGTCAGTTTGCAAGGCAGCACGATAGACATCGAATATGTATCTCCTTTGGCTCGTTCGCAACGTACTGGGGATGTGCAAGCAATATTACGTTCATTAGAAATTATCACACCACTTGCACAGATGTTACCAGTTATGGATTACCTAGACTCAGATAAATTAGTAAAACATATTACCGATGTATTAGGTGTACCAAGAAAAGTATTACGATCTGATCAAGAAGTTGCTGAGATTAGAGAACAACAACAGCAAGCTCAACAGCAGCAAGCACAATTAGATCAAGCATCACAAATGGCTGAAGCTGGAGGGAGAGCTGCTCCGTTGTTAAAGGAGCTAAGTGGCTAATACAACGAAAAATCAAGAAGATATATTAAGAGAAATAAGACAAAATTATCAAATAGTTTTTAGTTCTAAAGAAGGTTTTGCTGTTTTAGCAGACTTGGAAAAAAGAACTGGAATACACAACTCTACTTTTGATCCTGATCCTTACAAATCAGCAAATTTAGAAGGAATGCGAGCCGTTACATTATTTATTAAATCAATGTTACGACAACATACGGAGAAAAAAAATGGCTGAAGAACAGACAACTGCACCAGAAGTGCAATCTGAACCAACTATAAACGAACAAGCACCAGTAGAAACACAATCTTTTGTTGATACGCTGCCAGAAGATATACGAGAAGATGCATCATTAAAAAATTTTACTGATGCTGGACAATTAGCTAAAAGTTATGTCCATGCACAGCGAATGGTAGGTGCTGATAAAATGGCGATACCAACAAAAAATTTTACAGAAGAAGATTGGCAACAAACATTTTCTAAATTAGGTGTACCTGACTCGCCTGATAAATATAATGTAAAATATAATTTAGCAGAAGGTCAAAGTGATGAACCAGTCAAAAACTTTGTAGCAAATGCACACAAGCTAGGTTTATTACCCCAACAAGTCCAGGGAGTATTAGATTACTATACACAATTAGAAACTGGAGCTGTTGAAACAGCACAAAAAGATTTAGAGTTACAAAAAATAAATAATGAAGGCGAACTAAGAAAAGAATTTGGTTTAGCTTATTCTGACAAAATACAATCTGCAAATAATGTTTTTAAAAATTTTTTTGCAGAAGATTTAGCGGATGTTAAATTACAAGATGGTACATCGATTGGTAATCATCCTGGATTTATAAAAGCGTTATCAAAAATGTCAGAAAATTTTAGTGAAGATAAAATAAGTGCTGGACAAGAAACAACTGGTAATTTAACACCTAATGAAGCACAAAAAGAAGTTACAAAAATCATGGGAGATACAAAGCATCCGTACTGGTTGAAAGATCATCCAGGTCATGATGCTGCTGTTAAAGAAGTATTTGATTTACAAACCATGATACATCCGAATTTAGAAGGGTAGTGCGAAAGCATCCTTTTTGACCATCTGAATAGTAGAGCAACTAACAGTTGTAAAATGCAGACGAACCTACGAGGTAGATAATTCATCGAAATTTAACCAAAACTATGAAAGGAAAAAATTGTTATGTCAGTAAATGTAACAACTTCTTTTGTGGAGCAATATTCGGCTAATGTTCAGATGTTATCCCAGCAAATGGGATCAAAACTTAGAGGAGCAGTAGATGTTGAGTCAATTAAAGGTAAACAATCTTTTTTTGAGCAAATCGGCAAAACTACAGCTCAACTAAGAACATCAAGACATGGATCGACTCCACAAATCGATATGCCGCATAGTCGTAGAGCTTTAACTACTGCGACTTATGAGTGGGCAGACTTGATTGACGATGCGGATAAAATCCGTATGTTAATCGATCCAACTTCTTCCTATGCTAAAGCAGCTGCTGCAGCGATGGGGAGAGCAATGGATTCAGTAATTATTGCGGCAGCTTTAGGTGCAGCCAAAACTGGTGTATCTGGAGGAACGTCAACCGATCTACCTTCTACTCAAAAAGTAGCTCATGGTAGTGCAGGTTTAACTGTTGCTAAATTACTATCCGCAAAAAAAATCTTAGACGAAAATGATGTAGATCCATCTGTAAAAAGATACTGTGTTGTATCTCCTGAACAGATTGAAGATTTGCTTAATTTGACTGAGGTGAAAAGCTCTGATTTTAATACAGTTAAAGCTTTGGCTCAGGGAGATATCAATTCGTTCTTAGGATTTGAATTTATCACATCTAACTTACTTACAGCAGATGCAACTCCAAGCAGACAAGTTATTGCTTTTGCAGCTGATGGTATCAAGTTGGGTATTGGTAAAGATGTAACCGCTAAAATAAGTGAAAGAGACGACAAATCTTATTCTACACAAGTATATTATTGCATGGACTTAGGTGCAACTCGTATGGAAGAAGAAAAAATCGTTGAAATCGCTTGTAACGAATAGGAGGGTTGAGATATGGCTAGTGTAAAAAGTGTTGCAATAACAAATCTTGATGCTGATCCTAGCGTTATGAGTGGTGGGGGAAACCTATCACCTATGATGGTTTGGCACGATACCTATGAAGCTTCTTCTTTAGCAAGTGGCTCTGACATTACTATTGGCAGAATACCAGCTGGTTCAACAATTCATGATGTAGTCTTGAAATGTGATGCTCTTGGTGGTTCTTCAACTTTAAAAGTTGGGGATGCTGGTGATGATGACAGATACCTTGCTGCTGTAGGCACATGGAACGCTGCTGGACAGGCACAATCAATGTTAGCTGGCTCAACAGCTGCTAATACTGCTGTTGCTGGTTTAGGATATAAAGTATCAAGTGCGACAGATCTAAAAATTACTACTGGTGGTGCTTCCATCACAGGTACAATTTATTTCTGGGTGTACTATACTCAATAAATATTATGGGGGGATTATTCCCCCCTTTTTTTTTACAGGAGAAACAATGACTAAAAAAGGATTGTACGCAAATATGAATGCCAGAAAAAAAGCTGGTACATCAAGACCAAAATCTAAATCAACAGTAAGTGCAGCAGCATATAAAAATATGAAAGCTGGATTTCCAAAAAAGAAAAAGTAAATGGCATCAAAAGTAGAAATATGTAACTCCGCATTAAATATGCTGGGAGCAAATAATATTACTGACATTACAGAAGATAGTAAAAATGCAAGATTATTAAATCAGAGGTATGAACCCATTAGGGATGCTGTTTTTAGAACGCATCAATGGAATTGTTTAATTAAACGAGTAGAGTTAGCACAAGATACTGATGCACCTACGCATGAATATACAAAACAATATACTCTACCATCTGATTGTTTACGAGTGTTGCGTATTGGTGGATATAATGATGGAAGCTCTAGTGATTTAGATGCTGGTCAAAAATTTAAAATAGAAGGAAGAAAAGTTGTTACGGATGAAGCAACTGTGTATTTAATTTATATTGCTAAAATTACCGATGTAAATGAATACGATACATTGCTCCAAGAAACAATCGCTGCAAGACTAGCAGCTGAATTATGTTATGCTGTTACATCTTCTACCTCCCTGGCAAATCAATTAAAAGATTCTTATAATGATAAATTACGAGAAGCTAGATTTACCGATGCAACAGAAGGTACAGCAGATCGTTTAGACTCTAGTACATTTATTAATTCAAGGTATTAATGGCAAAGCAGACAATAGCTTTTACAAATTTTACAGCTGGAGAATTATCTCCAAGACTTGATGGTCGTACAGATCTAGGTAAATATTTTAATGGCACAAAGACATTAGAAAATATGGTTGTACATCCTCATGGTGCTGCAACAAGACGACCAGGTACAAAGTTTGTGCATGAAGTTAAAAGTAGTGCTGCTGCTACACGATTAATTCCGTTTGAGTTTTCAACAACCCAAACATATATTTTAGAATTAGGAAATTTATATATTCGTTTTTATAAAGACAAAGGTATTATTACAGAAAATGATAAAACCATAACTGGTGCAACACAAGCTAATCCTTGTGTCATTACTTCTAACAGTCATGGATTTACTAATGATGATCATGTGATTATTACAGGTGTTGTAGGAATGACAGAATTAAATGGTAAAACATTTATTGTTGCTAACTCTACAACTCATACTTTTTCATTAAAAAATGTTGATGGTACGGCAATTAATTCATCTGCTTTTACAGCGTATGGATCAGCTGGTACGGCAAATAAAATTTATCAAATAACAAGTCCATTTACGACTTCACAAATACCAACTGTTAAATTTGCTCAAAGTGCTGACATTATGTACATGGTACATCCATCGCATCCGATACAAAAACTATCACGAACTGGACATACATCATGGTCAATAACAACACCTACATTAACAACCTCCGATGATGTTACTGTAAGTGCTATTACAAAAGCTAATCCAGGTGTGGTAACTACAGCAAAAAGTCATAAGTATGTCAAAGGCGACTTAATTACTTTTACTGGTATTGGTGGCATGACACAACTTAATGGTAATACTTATACTGTTGGAAAAGTTTTAAATGTATTTGATATAACAGCAATAACACAAGCTAATCCAGGAGTGGTTACTACATCTGCTGCACATAACTTGGCTGTTGGCGATGATATATCAATAATTGATGTTAAAGGAATGACACAATTAAATGATAATTTTTATACTGTTAAAACTGTACCATCCTCGACAACTTTTTCTTTAGCAGACTCTATTGGTACAAATTTAAACACTACAGGATATACAGCGTATTCTTCTGCTGGAACTGTTACAACTCCTGATACACGATTTGAATTACAAGATTCTTCAGAAACAAATTTAGATACCAGTAGTTATGGCACATTTAGTGCAAGTGGTAATGATGTTGTTAATAAATTAACAGATCCATTATTAAATAAAACAACAGATACTTATCCAAGTAGTGTAACTTTTTTTGAACAACGATTAGTTTTTGCTGGTAGTAATAATGATCCTCAATCTTTATGGTTTAGTAAATCAGGATCGTATGAAAATTTTACAACTGGTGTTAATGCAAGTGATGCAATGGTGTACACGATTGCATCTAATAAAGTTAATGCGATAAGAAATTTATCAGCTCAACGATCATTAATTGTAGGTACAGTAGGAGGGGAGTTTGTTGTTAGTGCATCTGGTACAACCTCGCCACTAACACCAACAAATATTCAAATACAAAAACAATCAAGTTACGGCTCTGCTAATGTAGATGCTATACAAATTGAAAATGTTACAATGTTTTTGCAGCGTGCAAAAAGAAAAGTAAGAGAACTAACATACAATTTAAACATTGATCAGTACCAAGCTGCTGACATGACATTATTGGCAGAACATATTTCAGAAGGTGGTATTACAGAAATGGCGTACCAACAAGAACCTGATAGTATTTTGTGGTGTGTAAGATCCGATGGTACTTTACTTGGTTTTACTTATGCAAGAGCAGAAGAAGTTGTTGGATGGCATCGACATATTCTTGGTGGTGCATTTGGTTCTGGTCAAGCTGTTGTAGAAAGTGTTGCCACTATTCCAAGTGATAATAACGAAGATGAATTGTACATGATTGTTAAACGTACAGTAAATAGTGTTACTAGACGCTATGTTGAGTATTTAAATTTATTTGATTATGGTGCAGATCAAAATGATGCTTTCTTTGTTGATAGTGGACTTACCTATTCAGGAAGTGCAACAACATCTATTACTGGACTTGATCATTTAGAAGGACAAGTTGTAACGATACTAGCTAATGGTGCAACGCATCCAAATAAAACTGTATCAAATGGTGCAATAACTTTAGATAGATCTTCTACAAAAGTACATATAGGGTTGTCTTATACATCATTGTTACAAACAATGCGTATGGAGAGTCAAGGAAATGAAGGAACATCACAATCAAAAACAAAAAGAATTAATGAAGTTACGCTGCGATTACATGAAACTGTGGGGGTAGAAGTAGGTTCAGATTTAACAAACATGGAACGCATACCATTTAGATCAAGTGCAGCAGCAATGAATACAGCTGTGCCACTTTTTACTGGCGATAAGCAAGTAGAATTTAGGGATGATTTTAATACGGATGGTCATGTTTATGTTAGACAAACACAACCATTACCACTTACTTTGATTTCACTTTATCCAATGATTACAGTAAACGATGGCTAGATTAGAACTAATAGATTTTAAAGCAGACCATGCACACATCATGGTTAATGGATTAATGAATGATCCGTTATTGCAGATTGATGAAAAATTACACAATCAATTAAACGGATTAGAAGTCGCTGATATGTCTTTTACAGCCATACACGATAATAATATTATTTGTTCAGGAGGTGTTATTCCTATTTGGGAAGGTGTCTTTGAAGGATGGGTAATGGGTACAGAATTAATTTGGCAACACCAATTTTCTTCGGCAAAAATAATTAAAATAGGAATGCAAAAATTAATTGAACATAATAACATTGTTCGATTACAAACTGCGGTCAAAAAAGATTTTATTTTAGGACACCGATTTGCAGAATGGTTAGGAATGAAACAAGAGGGATTAATGACTAAATATCAAAACAACGAAGATTACTATCGTTATGCGAGGATCAATGATTAGAACTCCTGGCTCTCCTGAAGATAGTTTTGCTTTTACTAATATAAATTACGATCCAGCAACAGCAGTAGTTGTTGGTACAGCTATTAATGTTGGAGGTAATATATTAGGTGCTGATGCAGCGATGGCATCAGGCGAATATACACAATCGATGTATGAAAGAAACGCTGGTATTTATGATACAAAGGCAGATACAGCTCTTGAAATTGGTAAAAGAAATGTAGCAATGTTTGATGATGCTTTTGTTTCTCAAATGGCTTCAA